TAGAAAATTTAACGGAACTTAATACTCGATTTGAAGTTCATCACTGGTGGCCTCAAATAGATTTCTTTAATACAGATGATATAGAAATTATAACTATGGATAAAATCAATGAAACTTTTAATATAAAAGCAATACTGAATCAACAAAAAAAAGTAGATTTTGAGTTTACAAACGAACAAAAAAATAGTATAATAGACATATACACAATAGATTATGATTGGTTTGAGGGTAGAATATAATGCAAGAAGCACAGAGAACAGTTAAATTATTAACAGGTGAATTAGTGTATGGTAATACAGGTGAGATATTAGACTATTGTAAGAAACACGATACAAACGTAAAAGAAGAATACAAAAACATTACACCCTCAATTGTATCTAAACAATTTAAATATATAGGATATAAGATACATCAACCTTATGCGATATCAAGGAGTATGAATTATTAATGAAAGTGATTGCGTTATATTCTGGATTAGTTCGTGAGTTTAAAGATTGGGAAGAGAATCATAAACGAATAACTCAACATTGTGATTCTATATTATACACAACTTGGGAAGGTAGACCTACACCAAAAAATAAAGATTGTATCACATTTCCTGAACCAGAAATAGATTATAAACCAATGCAAGTTCCCGAAGCAGTTGAAAGATGGCCTCGTATGAAGTTTCATTTAAACAGCGAATCTCAAATGTGGTTGACTAAACAGATTGTCGCTCATCAACTTGCTTGTGACTATTATAAAGTGGAAGATGATGACGTTGTGATTCGTATGCGATACGATATATATGTGGGTGACCACGATTGGAAATCAGTTATTAATCAAGTAGCAAATGAAAAAGTAGTTATATCATTTGGTGGTTGGAATGGTGAAATGGATAGAACTAAAAATATACATGAAAATTTTATACTACCAACTCTTGAAAATGGTGGTACTAAAATGGATGGACAAATTCTTGACTTTATGAATATACACCCAGGATATAAAATGAAAGATGGTATAAGACTTCATAAAGAAAAGAAACTAATGCCTGCCAATCTAGGTTGGCAACAAGTATTAGGCGACCCATATGAAGAAACACCAATCAACTATGGTGGTGGGGTTATGTTACAAAGATATAGAGAAAAGAATTTACATCATGTGCCAGGAGGATTTTAATGAAAGTCGCAGTATGTTTATCAGGAATTGTTAGAGGTCAGATTGCTTTTAATATTCAAAGATTAAAGCAAGCATTTCCTAATGCAGATTTCTTCTATGGAACGTATACAGAAAGAGAAGAAGATCTTCATTGGTTTTTAGGAATGGGTAATAATGATTATTATCTGTTTGATGAACCAAAGATGCACTATCACCCAATACTTGATGTAGAAGAAGTGTACACTCATAAACTCAAAACAATCAAAGAGAAAATGTTAAAAGGTGAGATGGAAAAAGAAAAACAAAAAGTTGTTCATCACACCAAACAAATACTAAGTCACGCAAACTTATTAACTCAGCTCTGGGCTGATTATGATATGATTATTAGGGCAAGATGGGATACATTTGTTTCACTTGAAGTAGATTGGAAACCATGGGTACAACAATCATACGAAGAAAACATTGCGATTGGATTTGGTACTAGAACATCTCGTTGGAAAGATTTAGATTCTTTCTATGAAGTTCCTAAATTATATCCAGATGGAAAGAATGATAGAATAAGTCAAGATTGGGGAAATTATCTTATGGACCCAATTATTATGCACCCTAGAAAACTATTAGATACTAAACTTGTATTTGAGTTACATGAACAAAAGAAATTACTTCCAGCTGAAGTTGGTTGGTGGCAAGTATTAAGTGAGCCAACTGGTGGAGAAAATCATATATCAGTTTATGGTGGTGCACAAATAGAAAGATTTTTGAATAGAACAAGATATAAAAGATGAAAAGTTTTATTATAACAATTAAAGATAACGAGTTATCTGAAAATGCCGCAAAGAAATGTATTGAATCTTCAGTTAAACTAGAAAATCCATTTAAAATAGAAGTGTTTGATGCTGTGACACCAAGACTTGTTGAAGGTCTTTTAAACAAATATAATTTAAGATGGAACTATCCATGGCAAGGTGAAGAGTTTGATTTCAGTACAGGATTAAAAAAGTCAGCATATAAAACTGCAGATCCTAAGAAAAGAATAGCATGCGCATTAAGTCATTATAGATTATGGAAATGGTGTTCTGATAATCATGAACATTGTTTAGTATTAGAACACGATGCTATATTTTTGCAAAGATTAGACCCAGTTTATATTTTAAATAGTAATTTTAATGTTGTTGGTATAAACAATCCTATCGGTAATACTAGGAAAGCAAAACTGTTTAATGATATGGTACAAGAACAAAGAAGTGTGCCGATAGTAATGACACCAACTATTGATGATGTTAGTGTTCCTCAAGGAATCGCTGGTAACTCAGCTTATATAATACACCCAACAGGAGCTCGAGCTTTATTAGATCTTGCACATTTACATGGTCTTTGGCCAAACGATGCTTTGATGTGTAAACAGCTTGTGAAAAGACTTGGAGTAACTACTAAATATTATACAAGTACACAAGGAATAGAATCAACTACTGTGAATTGATATGAATTTTTATATTATAAGAATAAAAGATAACGAATATTCAGTAAAAGCCGCTGAGAGATGCTTAAAGTCTTTGAGAGAATTTTATGGCGAACAAATAAATGAATGTTACTTTGATGCCATAACACCAAAAGATAATCCAACTAGATTGCTAAAAGAAGATGGTGTTGTAAAATTAAATGGTTTTATAGAACCATACTCTAGATGGGATAATGTTATATCAGCATTCACTTCTCACTTTTCTATTTGGAAACAAATATTAAAAACTCAAAAGTCTGGTATAATTTTTGAGCATGATGCGGTCGTAATAAATTCATTACCAATCGTAACAAAGAAAGTTCCGATCGATAATACTTCTAATTCACCATATAAAATAAAAATCAAACCGGATCCAAGATTAGGAGATATAGTAAATCTAGGACAACCATCTTATGGTAAATTCAACACTCCTGCCAATATAGGAATAAATCCCCTCACATCTAAAAGATATTTTCCTGGAGCCCATGCTTATTATGTATCACCCAAAGGTGCTGAACAACTAATAGAAGTTGCTAAAAGAGAAGCAGGTCCGACTGATGTTTTTATAAATTATAGAAGATTTAATAATTTACAAGAGTGGTATCCATGGTCAGCTATGGCTAAAGATAATTTTAGCACTATTCAAAATGTTAATGGTTGTCAAGCAAAACACGGATATAATCCTGAGAGGTATAAACTTGTACAAGTTCGATAAAGCATTTGTTACTGGCTGTGATAAGTCTAATGAATGGATGTTAGACTGGTTCGTAGATAATTATTTGAAACATAATGATACACCCATCGTATTCGCAGACTTCGGTATAAGTGAAGAAAAACTAGAACAAATCAATAAAGAAAAAAAGTTTTATGCAGTAATGCATTTTAAAAAAGAAAGAAACTTTGCAGGATGGTTTCTTAAACCAACTGCTCTCATACACACGCCCGCACGCGAAGTAGTTTGGATTGATACTGATTGTGAAGTATTAAATGATTTATCAGGTATATTTGATGACTTAATGCCTATGAGATTAAATATGGTTCAAGATAGACCTTGGTCAAAAAGAAATAGTAGTAAAGGACCTTGGTATAACTCTGGTATTGTTGGTATAGTGAATAGACCAAATATACTTAAACAATGGGAAATCGCCTGTACAAATAATCCAGTATACAGAGGAGACCAAGAAGTCCTATATTTTATGTTAGATGAAATAGCAAAACTAACTCATATAAACGAATTACATAACAAGTATAATGTTATAAGATTACAGTATGTTGATGGTACTGTACCAAAACAAGTATTAGTAAAACACCATACAGGTTTTAAAGGTAAAGAAAAAATTCGTGAATTGATGAATGAACAGAAGTGAAATAAATCTAGACATAACTCATAGGTGTCTTTTACAATGCCCTAAATGCCAGCGAAATGTATTTCCTGGTTTACATAAACGAGGACATGACTTATCAATAAAAGATTTCAAAAAAATATCTGATTACTTTAGCAAGATTGTATTCTGTGGTCAGATGAGCGATCCTATATACCACCCAAACTTTTTAGACTTTTTAGAAATATCAAAAGATAGAGAAGTATCAGTTGATACGAATGGTCATGGGAAAGGATGGAAGTTCTGGGCAAAAGCATTTACATATAAGAATATTACTTGGCGATTTGGTTTAGATGGCTTGCCCAAAGATAGTCATAAGTATAGAATCAATCAAGATGGTGAACACGTATTTGAAGTCATGAAGTTTGGTAAATCTATGGATGCAAATATACATTGGAATTACATCGTTTTCAAATACAATGAGAACGATATAAAAACAGCTAAATACATAGCAAAGGGAAATGGAATAAAATTAAATATTATCAAATCATCTAGATGGGATTTAAACGATGATTACAAACCATCTAAAATGTATTTAGAAAATCAGAGGAGTTTAATTTGAAAGTATTAATGGTATATCCTAACTTACCTTTGATGATGACGCCAGCATTGGCTGTTGCTTTATTCAATACTATATGTAAGGAAGAAGGAGCAGAATTTAAACTGTTTGAAACTACAGAGTATTCTAAAGAATACGAAAATAGGCATATCGCATTAACAAAGTTTGGTGGGAACAGAGGCAATCAAAGAGGAGATACTGATGATGATTATTTTGATATAAAACCATTAGAAAGAATTGTCCCAGACTTCATTGAAACAGTTGAAAGTTATAAACCAGACTTAATTCTAATGTATGCTCAAGAAGATGTTGTAGGAGTATCTCTAGATCTTTTAAATAGTATTAAAGATAAAAACATACCGCATATAGTTGGTGGTGTATATGCTATGTCAGTTCCTGAAGAATTAATCAGAGAACCTTTAGTAAACATAATATGCCGATATGAGGGAGAAACAGTTGTTCGTCAAGCAATAAGAGCATTTAAAGAAAAGAAAGCAATTACAGGTATAGATGGTATTTGGTGGAAGGATGAGAATGGTGAAATACATCGAAACAAACCAGCAAAATTAGTTGATATTACAGAAGTAGAGCCTGATTATAGTTGCTATCAAAAAGGTAGATGGGAACGACCAATGGGTGGTCGTCATTTCTATAGAGCAATCGCAATGGAAACATATCGTGGTTGTCCTTATCAATGTACATATTGTAATTCTCCTGTTACTAGAGATATCGCAAAGGGATTAGATCTAGGAAACTTCATGAGAAGGAAACCAGCTCATATTATAGAAAAGGAATTATTAAATTTCTTTGATAAAGGATTAGAACCAGATTTGGTTATTTTTATTGATGATAGTTTCTTAGCAAGACCAGCTAAAGAAATATACGAGTTCTGTGATATGTGGAGTAAATATAAAATTCCATTCTGGTTCAATACTAGAATTGAAAACTGCAAACCAGATTATTTGAAAGCATTAAAAGAAGCTGGTTGCTATAGAATGTCATTTGGTATTGAAGCTGGTAATGAAGAATATCGTGCCAAGTATTTAAAAAGAGCTGTTAAGAATAAAGTCTATCACGAACATTTAAAGTATATAAATGAAAGTAACATACCATATAGTCTTAATGCTATAATCGGATTACCGTACGAGACCAGAGAACTAGTTCTTGATACAGCTAGACTTTTCCATCATGCTAAAGGATATGATGGTATAACATTAGCAATATGGCAACCGTATAGAGGAACTGAGTTAAGAGATATCGCAGTAGAAGCAGGGTTTATAAAACGAGATGATAAAATAAAAATGGCTGGATTCTTAAACTTTGATAATTCAGATACTGGTATAAAAATGCCAAAACCATACTTACAACAAGATGAGATGGCGAAACTGGCTAAGACTTTTTCTCTTTATGCTTACTATCCTGAAGAAATATGGGATCTAGTAAGAGAATCTGAAACTAATGAAAAATTATATGATGAGTTAATGAAAAATTATAAACAGAACTTTTATTTCGGTGAGTTCCATTCTGGTGGTGCCGATAAGATACAATATCTAAATAAGTTCTGTGCGAAACACGATATATCATCAACATATCAATGGGAGACAATGGTTGCTATATCCTAGATGTATGAAAAACAAACCACCTGCATATTCTGCGACTGGTTATATATTACCATGTTGTTGGTGTGATAATGAAAATATAGAGGACTTTGATTTTATGATGAAAGAACATCTTCATATTTCAAATATAGATAATATTGATGATATATTTTTATCAGATGAGTGGACAGAGTTTCGTAAAAGATTAGAAACAAACCCACCAAGAGTATGTAAAAAATATTGTTCAAGTGAATGGGAAACTAAAAGGATTGAGAATGAGTAAGAAAGTTGTTCATGTAATTGGTAATGGTATGATGGCTCAATTATTTGACCATAACGCAAAAGGATTGAGATTGTGTTGTAATCTCGCACCATTTCCAGTAGATAATGTGTATGCATCTTGTATTGTTGATTTTAAAATGATGCGAGCATTAACAGAAGGTTCCATACAAATTCCTGGAAAATGGATATTAGGATATAGACCAAAAATACATATGAGTCAGAATCCACAATTTCATATGCATGTTTCTGATAGGATTAGGGAATTTTATTTAGAAAAACCAGCATATGCCGCAAACTATACTGATTTCAATTGCGGGCACTTTGCAGTATATTATGCTTCTCAAAAACTACAAGCAGATGAGGTTCATTTATATGGATTTGATTCTTTATTTGATTTTGATTTACGAAGTTGTACTGACTTCTATTTAAGTTCTCAAAGAGATAACATGAATACTCATAGACTTAATGGTAACTGGAGACCTATATGGTATCATATGTTCCATGAATTTAAAGATATAAATTATAAACTTTATCATAAACATAATGATATTAAGATTGAACCTCTACCAGATAATGTAGAAATTGTTATAAAAGATCCTAAACAAGTGAAAGTGAATCAATGAAAGCAGGAAAGATATGGGGACAAACAGAACTTATCCATGCTAATGGAGTTCTAGAGTTTCATAGAATAGAATTTAAAAAAGGATATAAATGCTCCGAACATCTACACGAATTTAAATGGAATGGATTCTTTGTAGAGTCAGGAAAGATGTTAGTTCGTGTATGGCAAGACGACCAAGGTCTTGTAGATGAAACAATATTAGAAGCTGGAGATTTTACTAGAGTAAAGCCACAACTGGTACATCAGTTTGAAGGATTAGAAGATGGAGTAGCATTTGAATTATATTGGGCTGAATTTAATCACGATGATATAGTGAGGAGAAATGCAGGAAAAAAAGTCTAAAAAAAGTATTTACAAATACGAAAAAGATAAATATAATAAACCTATGATAAGGGAAATGGTAAATCTAGTTGATGTATATGGTGGTACAAAATATCGCCGAGAACTTGCCGAAAAGGTCGTACAATTCTGTATCGGTCAAATGCTTCCTCGTATAAAAACACTTGATATTATGGTAGAACTCGAATCGGGAACTTCATTCGAAGATGGTACTACCGGTTGTTGTTATGCGATGGCTCATCGTGAGTTTAAAATGGATATATGTGCTAATCAAACTGAAGAAGAATTTATCAGATCTATATGCCATGAGATGGTTCATATCAAACAATATATTCGTGAAGAGTTTATTGAAGAATTAGTGGATTATGAAACAATGGCAGAATATTTTAATCAACCTTCCGAAAAGGAAGCATATAGTATGGAAGAGGAGTTATATAAAGAATGGCTACTAGTGAACAGAGAAGTAAAGAAGTCTTAGAATTAGAAGTAGAATTACTAAAAGATAATGTAAGGCTTCTACAAGAACAATTACAAAAAGCATATATAAGAATCAAAGAGATATTAGATGACAGGACTTTATAGAATCTATTCTCAGTCAGGATGTATCTATTGCGACGCCGCAATGGATCTCCTTGACAAAAAAGAAATAGTTTACGAGGAAGTAAAAATTGATAACAATGATGAGGAAAAGGCATTTCTTAAATCGCAAGGTTTTAGAACAGTACCACAAATTTATAATGAGTTAGGTGAACATATCGGTGGATATATGGATCTTAAAGATTACTTTGATGCCGGTCAAGATAAAGTATGAATGTAAAAGAAACTACTAATTACGATAACTATTTAAACAAACCACTTCAAGATGATTATAAAGCAACTCTTGAAGAACATACCAATATTAAAGTTGGTCTCCCACAAAAATTAAAATCAAAAGAAGAGAAAGCTGGTGTATATAAAACACTACCTGTACATTTTCGTAATGTCGATGACATGGCTGACTATTGTTCATTAATTGGTCAGTGTATTGATTACAAAACAAAGATCGCATATTTTCCTAAAGTAGATCCAGAAACTTCACTCTTTGATGAGGAAGAACCGACTAATATAAAAATAGATAAATCATTACTAATACCAAAAGAAAAAGAAGTAAAAGAAAAACCAAATATTGAAGATGTCAATTCTAACTGGCGAGAACATTGGATTGATATGCCAGAATATATTATTCAGACTGTGCGTTCTTTTAGAAGTATAGAAATGTACTTTAGAACTGAAAAAGATTATAAGGATTTCTCTATTAGAGTAGGACAAGATTTAAATTCTGAATCAATTAGTATTTGGTATCCAAAGCAAGAAATTATACAGAATAAAAAGTACCGATGGGTTGATACCTCTTCTCCACGTCCTTTAAAACATCCCCTATACATCGTTTCGAAGGGTAGATCGGACTCTATGCTAACTTCTAGATCTTTATCAAGAATGAAGATCCCACACTATATTGTTATCGAACCTCAGGATGAAGCTGATTATGAAAGTGCTTTGGATAACTTTAATATAAGAGAATATGTAACATTACTCATAGCACCATTCTCTAATCATGGTGACGGTCCTGGAAGAGCAAGAAACTGGGCATGGGATCACTCTATTGAAATAGGAGCAAAATGGCATTGGGTGTTAGATGATAATATAAGAGATTTTTATAGATACAATGATGGCGAGCGAGTAAGATTTGAAAGTTCTACTGGCTTTCGTATTATGGAAGACTTTTGTGATAGATACGAAAACGTTTATATAGCTGGACCGCAGTATCGTTCTTTCGTTCATACCTTTTCTTATAAACCACCATATCTTGCTAACACTAGAATATATTCCTGCTTATTAATTAGGAATGATTGTAAGCATAGGTGGAGAGGAAGATATAACGAAGATACCGATATTTGTTTACGAGTGATGAAAGATGGGGATGTATGTTTACAGTTCCATGCTTTTCTACAAGATAAAGTTATGACGCAAGCGATTGCTGGTGGTAATACAGCTGAATTCTACCACGCAGAAAATACTGAATCTATTGATAATGGATGGAATAGTGATGGTACTATAAACAAATCGCAGATGTTAGCTGATATGCATCCTGATGTTACTAGAGTTGTTTGGAAATTTGGAAGATGGCATCATCATGTAAATTATACTCCATTCAAAAAGAATAAACTAAAATTAAAACCGAATCTAAATCTATCAAAAGATATTAATGAATATGGCTTGGTTTTGACTAGAGATTTTAAAGATCCAAGATGGACAAAATAATTAAAAAAAAGTATTTACTTTATATAAAAAATATTATAGAATAAAAACATAATAACGATAAGAGGAAAATACTATGCCAAACTGGTGTGAAAATCAATTAACGATGACAGGTCCTAAACAAGATGTAAGGGATCTTTGGGAAAAAATAGAAAACGATTCACAATTTTTTGAACATATGGTTCCTAATCCTAAAGGTGAATGGGATTACGGTTGGTCTTGTGAAAACTGGGGAACTAAATGGGATGCCAACTTTTCTGAAGGTGATATGGAATGTTGGGATAATGATGATGGAACAGCAACTATACAAGGAAATATTTTGACTGCTTGGTCGCCACCAATACAAGTATTTCAAACATGGCAAGAAAGTAACGATTGGGATATAGAATTATGGTATATCGAAGATGGTATTAGTTACATGGGTGTTTGGAAAAACGATGAAGAAATACATATTGATGATGTTTATGAAACTTACAAAAACACTCCTCGTGATGATTGGGATGAATCGTTTAAATATGTTGCCGACTTCTTCGACTTAGAAGAAAGATATTATGATTGGGATGATGAGGAGGAAGAATAATGAATGTATTTTATTTATCTTCACTCCCAAGAGAATGTGCTGAAATGCATTGTGATAAACATGTAGTAAAAATGATTATTGAATATGCTCAACTAATGTCAACAGCACATAGAGTTTTAGATGGGGAAATATATAATGATAAGACTGCTAATGGCAGGAATATAAAAAGATGGAAACTTCCCAATTCAAATAAGGAAGGTGTTTTGTATAAAGCATCTCATGTAAATCATCCGAGTGCTATATGGACTCGTGAAAACAGAAGACATTACAACTGGTTGTACGCAATGTGGAGATATCTTGGTGAAGAATATACACATAGATATGGAAGAGAACATTTAACTATTACTAAATTAGGTCAAGTGTTAGTTAATCCACCTTTAAATATTCCTTACACGAAATTTAAACAACCACCTCAAGCGATGCCAGACGATTGTAAACATGCGTCATCTATCATCGCATACCGAACATACTATACTTTGTACAAGCAATCATTTGCTAAATGGACAAATCGTAAAATGCCGATTTTTTTCTTGAATCATCTCAGGAGAGAAAATGAAAAAAAGTACGGTAACATGATTAATGGTTTGTCAGTGGTACGAGAATAGTAGCATGAACGGAATACTACACCTAACATTTCTTCTCCTCTTTATCGTTATAGGTGTAGTATTTCTGCTTTTTTCTTTATACATATTTTTTACAATGAAAGTATGGCATTTGCTTTTACTTGTATTCATAATATCACTTGCTATTCGCTACATATAAATAGATTAAAAGGATTAATCTATGGCAATTTATACAAGACCTGCAGGACTAGACTCATCTGCCGTAATGTGGTATGATAGTGATACAGGACAAATAGTCAACGAAAATAATATAATAGGTGAACCTGTTAGTATAAATTCTTTATCACTAATGGATTCCTCTGTGCAATACATAAGTGGGACTGCTCCAGAAGGAGATTCAGATTTTATTGATTTATATAATGCAAGTATTCAAGAAGATAGAAAATTATTATTAAAATCTTATACCAATCAAACTCAATTAGAATCATTTATTAAATTACAAAATCCAACAGTTAGTAATGTATATGCTGTTACTACCACTTTTAACACACATATGTACATAGGTCCAATATTAATAAATTATGGATTAGCCGCAGTAACTCCAGGCAGCGCCTCTATTATAACACTAGATGAACCATATACTAGGATTGGGGATTATACAGTTCAGGCTATTTCCTATGATGGTAACCATCCAGGCGCCACACGTGGCGCACAAGGAGTAAGAATTTTAAATGCTACTCAAATATATCTAGCAAAAGCACAATTTAATGGAAATTACATGTATTATTTTACGATAGGAAGGAAATCATAATGATTAGATATTTTGTTTCTTTAGATGAAAATGATATGGTTGAGGAAAGACTTACTGCTTATGGTGATTATCCTGAAGGATTTTTAAAATTGGTTCAAGTGGAAGATGAAGAAACAATGTTAGCAATTCCTATTGGGGCTAAACTTTCAGGTGCTACATGGGTAGCATCAGAAAAACAAATACGATTACAAAGACAAGAAATACTAGAAACATCAGTCGATCCATTCACTACCAATATTTTGAAATGGAATGATTTAACCACTTCCGAACAAGAACAATTAACGAATTATAGAAGACAATTATTAGATATAACTGAACAAGAAGGCTTTCCAGAAAATGTGATTTGGCCAACTAAACCATAAATTATGAATATACTTAAAACTTTTTATTTAAATTGTGATGATACTGGTGAAATATCAAACTTTGATAATAATGTCATTCGTATAAACAAAAGATTCAATATGGGACATAGACCAGTGATGGGACTTCTTTGCCCACACTTCTATAATTCTCAAATAATGTTCCTAGATAAAATTATATCAGAACCTTATAAACTTACCATTTGTTTGTATAAAGGTTTGTTTGATAAGAAATGCAAACCATCTAATAAAAGCACAATTGGTGATACTCTTACTTTCTTTTTAAATAATCTATTACCACCAGACAATGGTATGATCGTTTCTATTTACGAATCTGAAACGATGGAAAACAAAGTTAAGATAGATGAGCACTTTAAACATTTTATACCATTCAAAGAAGAAATGGCATGGGTGGGAGATGGCGATTATATTACTTTACATGATATTGAAGATACAGTTTCAGAAAGAAGAAAAGTACAATTGAATCAATCATCTCATTCAGAAATTATAAAAAACATTGACGATATATCAATCTATCCTGTCAAGAGAATTAATTATGAAATGACTGAAGAAGAAATGTTTTCTATTTTAAAACATACGAAGTTTCATTTAACTTATCCAGGCGCAACTTACTTTAGTGCTGGTATGATTAATTGTCCGACGATAGGAATATACATTGACAAAAAAATAATTAGAGTTAGAGATTGGCTATCTAAAGAAAGTTCTAAAGATAGAGAGTTTATTGATATTGAGTCAACTATACACGAAAGAGTTTCTACGATGCAAGATGCAGGAATATATCATACATATGGTTGGGAAAATAGAAACGATAAAAGTATAAAAATGTTAAGACAAAACTATTTGAAACACGCAACTAATAGTGAATTAGAATGTTATCTGAGGGGATATGCCGACTATAAATACGGATACAGATTAGGATTAATGAAGGAGAATAAAAATGGCAGATGATTTTTTTGATTTTGGTTTTACTGCAGTAGATGAATCAGAATTAGAAGCAGTACAAAAAGCAACCACACAAGCAACAGTAGTCGCATCTACAGCTGATGCCACACAAGCAAAACTAGATAAATTATATAATTCAATTACACCTCTACTCAATAATCTTAAAGCAAACCCAGAGAAAGAATATATTCTTTGGCCTAATAGAGTAGAGAAAGTAGAACAATTTGAAGACATACTATATAAAATATATTCAGAATAGGATTAATAATGAGTAATATGCTCATAACAATAACTGATTCTGCAAAAGAATATCTTAAAAAGATAGGAACTCCAAATATTAAATTATCAGTATCAAGTGGTGGTTGTGCTGGTTTTCAATATATTTGGGAAAAAACAGATGAAGAACCTATGATTGAGAATCTATGTATTGATATGTTGGCAGAGATGTTTATTTTTGGTTGTACTATTGATTATGTAGAGGAACTTGGTGGTTCATATTTAAAAGTAATTAACCCAAATGCAACTTCTAGTTGTGGGTGTGGTGAGAGTTTTGCCGTATAAAATATATTCAGAATAGGAGTAATAATGAGTGAATTTTTAGATGATTACGTGAATTTCGTAGATAGTGTAACAAGTGATAATTCTAAGAGATCTGATGCTTTCTTTGATGCGTTAGATTCAATAGAAGAAAAGGGTATAGCACCCGAAAGAATACTTACAGCATCCATTGGTATGGCAAGTGAAGCTGGTGAGTTTTCTGATATTATCAAGAAGATAGTATTCCAGGGAAAAGAAGTCAACGAAGAAACCATACGACATCTTAAACTTGAGATTGGTGATGTAATGTGGTATATTGCTCAAGCATGTATGGCACTCAACGTATCATTAGAAGAAGTGATACGAATGAACATCGAGAAACTTGAAAAAAGATATCCTGGTGGATTCGATAAAATTAAATCAAACAATAAAGATTCAAAAGATTTATAAATAGTCATATGATACTATACGAAGATTTACGAACACTTTCTGAAGGCGTCTACGATCCCAACATATTTAAAGCATTCTTTTTAGCTGGGGGTCCTGGATCTGGTAAATCATATGTTACCAGCAAAGCATTCAGTGGTGAAGGATTGCGAATAATAAATTCTGATACAGCTTTTGAAAGAGCTTTGCAAAAAGCAGGTCTTTCTTTAAAAATGCCTGACAGCGAAGCTGAAGTTAGAGATACTGTTCGTGCCAGAGCAAAAGCAACAACTTCTACTATGTTGGATCTATCGCTACAAGGTCGATTAGGAATTGTAGTTGACGGAACTGGTGCTGAATACGATAGAATATCTGACCAGAAACGACAACTAGATCGTTTGGGTTATGATACATATATGGTGTTTGTAAATACTTCACTTGATGTTGCTCAAGAAAGAAACAAAGCGAGATCTAGAAGTGTCCCAGCCGATATCGTCAAACAGTCTTGGTTAGATGTACAATCAAACATGGGATTGTATCAAAGACTATTTGGCGGCTCTAATTTTGTTATTGTTGATAACAACAAAAACGATAAAGAACTCACCTCACAAACCATGAATTTTGTAGCCAAAGAAGTTGGCAAGTTTTTAAGACGCCCTGTCTCAAATCGAATCGCAAAATCGTGGATAAATTCCGAACTCGAAAGGAAAAAAAGATAAAAACAGTTGATAACTTTATAAGTCATTGTTTTTAAACAAATCTTTTTTTCGTTTTTTGCGATTTTTTTCTTTACTTTTATTTAAAAATAATATACAATGAATGTATAAGTTAAATAAAAGAGGAGAAAATTATGGATACTTATTTTAAAAATGGTTTAGAAAATCTTATTTCTAAATTAGCTGAAGATAAAAACGAATGGTCTAAAAGATTAGGCTATGAACCAAAAGCAACTGAGAGCGATTGGTCAATATCTGTTGGTAAAAAGTACACCAAGATTATGGCTAAACAAGGTGGTGTTTGGGGATTCATTTTAAATGAAGATGACGATTCTCGTAACTTCAGAAGAGGAGATATACTCAAAGCAAAAAATTGGAGCACTCCTGCTCTTAATTTTCCTAGAGGAAGTATCTTCGAGCATACTGATTATTTACCAAGAAATATATGGGTAGGTGCATAATGGCTAATAGTTTAAGTACAATGGATTTTGAAAACTATGTTGTTAACAAAAAGGCTTGCCCATGTGATGGATGTCCTATGCAACAAAAATGCGAAGATAACTTTACAGAATGTTCAGCTATGAGAAGATGGTGTGCTAAAGGAGACTATAAAATAGCTGATGTTCAAAGATATATTAGACCTATAAAATAAAAAAATAGTTGATAACTTTACAAGTCACTGAAAATAAAGGATTCTTTTTTTACGATTTTGCTTTACTTTTGTGAAAAAATATAGTAGAATGATAATATATGATAATTAATGAGGAGAAATATATGATGTTTTTAGTAAAATTTACCTTTCCTGATGGTACTGATGAATATACGCCTTTTGATGGTCTTGATTGGCTTGATGAATATTGTCGTTTGAGTAAATTGTATGATGAAAAACTAAAAATTGAATTTGTTGAAGTAAATGAGGAGTTTATAATATGAAAACTAAAAATGATTTTAAAAACTTAACTGAAGATAGTATGGTTCGTGTTGGGCATGTTTGGTATGCTGTAAACTATCTTGCTGAATCTTTCTTAATTATCTCTGATGATGATGGTGAAGAATTTGAAATTGAATATGAACATATTGATGATGTACAATAAGGAGTGATATGAGTATTGATTATAAATTTAATGAAGATTATAATCTTAGTTTGATGAAAGTGTATATTGATAACACGTACAACTCTCATTATTCTAAAGGTAAATTCCAAGCGACCGAGTTTATTATTGACTCTGGTCATGGTATGGGTTTCTGTATCGGTAATATTTTAAAATATGCTCAGCGATATGGAAAAAAGAATGGTAAGAATGCTGACGATCTAATGAAAGTTATACATTATGGTTTGATAGCATTACACATCGACCAACAAGAAAAGATGCAAAACACTTTGAAAGAACTTGATAATGAATGATTTTGAAATTAAAAGTGCATATGAAAAAGATTGCATCGAAAAAGGTCTAGGACACAAAGCTCTAAAAGCCGCATTCGAATCGAATAGTGATTTAGAATTACGAAATGTTACAAATTCTAAATATCCTGAAGAAGATTGGGCTGGTATTGATGTTCATGCCACTGTTGCGAATATAAAAACATTTGACGCATTTGTATTCAAAATTGATTATAAATTTAGACAAAAAAGTTTTAATGATGTACTATTTAATCTTCAAAGAAAAGATGGTAAAGATGGTTGGGCGATTAACGAAGATAAAAAATTTGATTATGTTTGTTATGTGAATGAACCATTAAGAAAAGTTTGTCTTTTACCTAAACAAGATATGCTTGATGCGAAAGATAAACTAAAAAGCTGGTCAAATAGACAAAGAGAAAAGGATGGTCAGTATAATGCCATTCTAGATTATTCTGACTGTAAAGAATTATTACCTAATTTTATTGGACCTATTGATTTTTAAGAGGAGAAAAAAATGACAATAGCAAAAACAAAAAATGAAAGACTAAACCTAATTCGTAAAGTTGCGAAGAAATATAATAAGGTAAAAAAAGAATTAAAAAGTATTGACTCTCACAACATAAATCATTATACTGATA